AATTTGAAAACATAATGGTCGTTCTTGTTTCTCTATCCAACAACTCGTTAATTTCATTATGTACTATATTACCAATTACTCTTCTTCACGTTGATGTTGGCTCCTTTCTTCGCATTCTTATTTTTCGATGGATCGTATGCCTCATCTTCATCATCAGATCCCATATTTTTTGATATTTCCCAGAATTCCTTCGAACCCAACCGGAAAGTCGGGTGATTTTCAGCCTTATACCAGAATATTTGGTCTGTCAACTTATTCGATTTCGCATTGTTATTGATTACCAAGCACTCATAATTCTCCGTCGTGCTATCCATCACAGCACAAAACGATTCCAATGTGGGAAACATACTCGCATAGTTCTCCCAAATACGCTTTCGATTGGTTAAATACGGTTCTCTCAATATAAAAACATAATCAATATTTGTTCGCAGATTAGGTGGGATACCGAGCGGGTATTGCATAGTTATGACTAACATGACCTTCCAGTGACGTCCATTCATAAATAAGAGTCGCATCATCTTATCACGAGTCCATGTCTGATCATATAAGCAATCGTCCATAATAACGAATGCACGAGGATCGATTGTGGTTCTCTTGTACGTCTCGATTTCCTTCTTCATTTGTTTCATTACAGCCTTCTGTCTACGGAGAATGTTCTCAATCAACACTGTATTGTATTCATCATGAATAAATAGTTTAGGAACATGTTCTTTGTAAAATCCATTACCTGCTTCAGTACCCGAGATAACGGTTCCAATCGGTATGTCCTGGTGATAATATAACAGATCACGCACCAAGAACGACTTACCTGTATCACGACGTCCGATGAGAACGACGACCGGACCCTTATTCTCATCCGCTTTAAACGTGATGTCACGCATATTGAATTTTTTCAATTCCAGTGTCATTTATAGTTTTAAGATATAAATTATAAATAGAGAACAAACGTTCATATTTACCAAATAATATGTTATTTACAGTTATAAAAAATGCTCGAGATCGCACAACAATTCAACGCTCTAAATTTAAAGGATTTAGAAGAACAGTTTACGCCTACATTTGACGATTTGAGACAAGACTATAACCCATTTCATCTAAATTCTTTTCAATATTACCAACCGGTTTTGAAACTACTCTTTAATATAAATTCGCAAAACTGCAATTCCGTACAGTTGAATCACCGATTTCATATGACAGATTTGAAAACGGTTATAGACACGACCACATATGAGCTCGTGGAAAAACCGATTTTCATCAAATACTCACCATTGTTAGATCCTATTCGATATATGATAGGTAGGTATGATACTGATAGTGCTGACATACGCACACTACCCAGTATCGATGGAGGTAAATTTGATAAGTTGGCGGATACGAACAATGCATCGTATACTGATGGATTTTTCTCTTTATTGTCTAGTAAATTACTTGAATTGCATGATTTCAAACATTCGGTCAATTACTATGGCTCGTTCTCTGCAGTCCAGCGGAAATTTAAAATGAATATTGTAGACGATTACGAGTATCTGAATAATTCCAATTTCTTTATGGATAATGTGAACAAGCTCTTTCGTATAAATAGACACCGTGTGTCTTCAATTGCGAACCATAATTCGAGAGGTAATCGTGATAAGATTGTAATAACTTCGGAAGATGATGTCGTTTTGGATGTATCTCTATTGGATTTATCACCAATCGATATTGAATTTACACAATTGGAAGAAGTATATGTGGATGTGGGGACCAGCGAAGCTAACATCATATCTGAAGCCGAGGATGAGGATGAGGAAGAGGATGATGACGAAGATGATGATGACGAAGATGAAGATGATGATGACGACGAGGATGATGACGAAGAAGAGGATCACGAGGATGAAGACGATGAGGATGAAGACGATGAGGATGATGCGGGGGGCGAGCGGTCAGCTTCGCTGGCAACGGAAGACCCCACGTTTGCGTATATCGACAATTTCCCAGTACAGATGATCTGTCTAGAAAAATGTGATGGAACACTCGACGAATTATTCGTAAACGAAGAGATCGATGAAAATACAGGTGCAAGTGCACTGTTCCAAGTAATAATGACACTACTCGCATATCAGACTGCATTTAAATTCACACATAATGATCTCCACACCAATAACATTATGTTTGTTTCTACGGATATCGAATTCCTTTATTACAAATATAACAACATCTGCTATAAGGTGCCGACGTATGGACGCATATTCAAATTGATTGATTTCGGGCGTAGCATTTACACATACAAAGGAAAGGTGTTCTGTAGTGATAGTTTCGCACCCGGAGGAGATGCAGCTACGCAGTACAATTTTGAACCATATTACAATAAGAAATATCCAGTAATCGAACCGAATTATAGTTTTGACTTGTGTCGCCTCGGATGTTCGATTATCGATTTTATCGTAGATGATAAACCCCGTGACGAACTTCAAAAAACGGTCCATAGATGGTGTTTGGATGACAAAAAAACCAGTGTTCTCTATAAGAGAAACGGCGATGAGAGGTATCCAGATTTCAAATTATATAAGATGATTGCCAAGACGGTGCACGCACACACCCCACAGAATCAATTGGAATTCCCGTTTTTTAGTCAGTTCAAATCGTCGGAAACTGATGTATCGTGTATGGATATCGATAAGATTACATCTTATGCGTAAAACATGTATGTATTCATATTTATAAGAATATATACTTATCAAAATCCAGGGACATCTGTAAAGATCTGGGTGGGCGTCGAAGCGGTGAAGTCGCTGGAACCTAACATTTCGGCTACAGGTCCACTCGCCTGAAAGAATATAATAATAGGCACGAAAGCACATGCCATTACAAGTAACGAATCACGCACAAGAAACTTGAGTGGCTTGTTCTCCTTTTCGACAAATTTCGTCTCAATCAACTTGGCGAAAAAGAACAGGACGGTGATTGCAATCGAAATGATAATCGGTTTTTCCATCGTTAATATAATAAACTAGTAAACATTTATATCAACGATTTAACGCAGGGGGAACCAAGGTTCCCCCTTACCCCCTCCTTTAATTGGGGACACAATAACAAAGGATTGGATAGTATTAAGGGAGGGGTTCGGGTTGCGCCTTCGGCGCAGTTGAAAGCGAAGCTTTCTAGAACCGTAGGTTCCCTGACTAGAGCTCTTCAACGCCATCCAAAGTAACTGCACTTCCGATTCCGTCCGACTTGTTCATATCAAATATATCCATTTCGCCTAAATCGATGTCGCTATCTGTGTGTATCTTTATTTTGTCATCATCATAATCGTCTTCTTCTTCCTCAAGTTTTCGCTGAATGGCTCTGGATGTGCTAATCTCTTCTAGTCTCTCTATATTCTTTGGTGCGTTTACGTCAGAAACGCTTCCAGTCTCGGAATCTAATACACTATCGTAATCATTGAACTTCAACTTGGTTACAAATGGCTCATTATCAATATTGGAAATCGAAGGCACTAATTGAGGTTTCTCTACCTCTTCTTCCTTTTCTTTCTCTTTCTCTTTCTCCTCAATAATCGGTATTGGTTCAGGTTCAATGTTCTCTATAATGACCTCTTCTTCTTGTTCGACCGCCTCATCCATGTACGCACGAATAATCGCCTCGGTCGGGATGCTATCACGAATTGTATTTAATATACACTCCTGCACGATAAGCTCAAGCTCACGATTATTTCTTTGTGTCAACAGCGGAGAAATGTTCTTCTCAAATAGATACACGTTGGAGTAGCATCTACGAGCTACATTGATATAGACTTTATGGATGAAACTATCAAGGTTCGGCGTATTGATATCGATCTTCTTTTGTCTGTTACCTACACGAATACAAGTGAGAACCTTCAACTGAATAATATGGACACAAGTAATCAAGTCGTCTAAATAATTACACCCACTCCGTTCTACAATTCGCTTACGTTCCTCTTCTATTATATTTGCATTCCACTTGGGCACACGTGATATTAAATTCTGGAATGTCATCAGATACTTACCAGCTTCATCGTTGTCGATACATAACTTCCAAGATTCATTGAAGATTGACCGGACCCCTTCTATAACTAATGGCGTAAAGATACTTACCAATCTACTACACCATTCATTTCTAGATTCTTGTAGGTTTGAGAGAACAAAATCATCCATATTTATAGAAATCGCATACATTTTTATACCTAAACATAAACGAATCAGGGAACCTACGGTTCCCCGAACCCCTCCCTCTATTGCGGATACAAAGGTGTGTAGGCGGTGACAGTTTATTGACAGGTTACAGCCTCCAAAAGACTGTCACCTAGGGGAACCGTAGGTTCCCTGAAAGGAGGGGGTAAAGGAGAACCTTGGTTCCCCCTACATGAACGAGATCTTATGTATTTCTGTGTTTTCTCGCAAAAATATGAAATTTAACATGTACATCATCAACATCTTCTCGCACCTAAACTCGGCTTTGATTTTATTGAAACACATCAAAACGTTTGATTTCACAGAATCACTCCATTTACCAGATTCTTGTACGTAATCGATCAGATCCAAGCAAGAGTACCCTTTTTCATAAATCGTCACACTTGCGTCCGACGCAATAATATTCATAGTTATTCGTGATCCATCCAAATACTCACGCATCCACCGTGCTTTTTCGGCTTTGAATTCGGTCAAGTCCATATTTTTACCTAGCGTATATTGGTGCAAGTTAACTACCTTACCATTTTCGATAAGTTCTGGTACGTAAATCTCACAGAACCGTGATACAATCGGATTCAATAATTTATGTTTGTTCTCTACAATTATAAAAAAACGTGTATTGAAGCTAAACTGCTCGATACATCGACGTAGCGCCGACTGTGCGTCGTTTGTCAAGCTATCTGCGTTATACATAACGATCGTTTTGAATTTTACGCCCGTTGTAGACTGTAGATTGGCTTTTGCGAAGAATTTTAGATCCTCTCTTATAAACTTAATACCCTTTCCGTGAGAACAATTCACAATCATAACATTATTTTTAATCTTTGTTTTATCACCATTGTATATCTTATTTAGAAAAGATTGTACGATTGTAGTTTTACCTGTACCAGAAGAACCATGGAAGATAATATTTGGAATCTGATTCGAATTATAGAAATAATCCAGTTTGTCAGTTATATTTTTATGTATATCCATTACTCATTATTTAGAGTATAATTTTATATGTATATATAATATATAATATTATGTCGAATGCCACAGAACAGCCCGGGGTGATTGAAACTATATCCAAAGGAATCAGCTCTGTGATCAACCCTGAAGAAGAAAAAAAAGAGGAGGCGGATGAACCACCGGCTTCCGTTGAAGAACCTGTCGCATCCGTTGAAGAACAGGTAACTCCCGTTGAGGAACAGGTTGCTTCCGTCGAGGAACAGGTTGCTTCCGTTGAGGAACCGGTTGCTTCCGTTGAGGAACCGCCTGCCTCATCTTCCGTTGAGGAATCGCCCGCCTCTTTGGAAGATGATTCCTTGGGCGTTGGTCCGCCGATTGATCAAGTACCCGTGCTTGGAACCGTTGAGGAGCCTGCCAAAAAACCGAAGAAGAAGCGTAAGACCACAAAGAAGTGCAAATGCCCCAAGACGAAGAAGGCTCAAAAGAAATTCCCGCACTGCAAGAAAGGTAGTCGCCGTAATAAGAAAACTAAGAAGTGTAAATCGAAGAAACACTGCCCCAAGGGGACTCGCCGCAATGCGGATACAGGAGAGTGCAAACCGAAGTAAGCAACTAAAATATATCAGTATATAATAAAAAATGAATACAATAATTCCTTTTTTATCAAAGATCAAGAAAGATACCAAAGAGGCAGATAGGATTATGAAAAAATACCCCGACCGTATACCGGTAATAGTTTCACGTAATCCTAATTCCAAAACTACTCCCGAGATTGACAAATGTCGGTTTCTTGTTCCCGGAGATTTAACGGTCGGACAGTTTATGTATGTCATACGTAAACGACTCCAATTATCACCAGAAAAGGCATTGTTTCTATTTATCGATAATGCAGTTGCATGTAATACAGAGCTCATATACAAAGTATATAATGACTCCTATGATAAGGAAGACCATTTTCTATATGCGATATATAGTTGCGAGAACACGTTTGGATGATATGTTTTTTTTTCTAAGCGATATTTATGGAGTTACGTGTATATAAAGTCGACACGCCACAATATCATTTTTACAAGGAACAACATAAAACACAGACATACGAATACGTGTTAGACAAACTCAGACAATACGAAAATTTGGGTAATGTAAAGATTAACATGAGTATGGTCCAAGCCCTAAAAGAGATGGATTCATTTGTAGATCCAAGCGACCCGGATATCAATATTGAAAACTCCGTCCATGCATATCAAACCGCCGAGCGTATAAGAAAACAACACCCAGACAACCGTGAACTACAAATATGTGGATTGATACATGATTTAGGCAAAGTCTTATTTATGTTCAACGAACCAAGCTTGGCGGTCGTCGGTGATACATACGTTGTGGGGTGCAAATTTCCAAATACTATTGTGTATTCTGATACAATGGAAGAGAACCCAGATTTCGATCACCCTATATATTCGACTGAATACGGGATATACGAACCTGGGTGTGGTATAGAAAAGCTCAAATTATCATTTGGGCATGATGAATATTTATATCTGGTTCTCCGACATAACACTCATCATAAGCTATCAGAAAAATATCAAAACATAATTCGATTCCACTCGTTCTATCCGTGGCATACAGGCAAAGATTACGCCCACTTTATGAAACCCGGCGACGAAATTATAATGCAGGACGTTCTCGACTTCAATGAATTCGACCTATACTCGAAGGTAGACGTCGACTTCGTTCTGACCGACGAAATCATAACGTACTACGATAACCTATTGAATGAGTACTTTCCGGAACCACTTCACTGGTAGTCAGGGAACCTACGGTTCCCCGAACCCCTCCCTTACTTGGTTACCTGAAATGATGGGGATAAGGAAAACCTCTGTTTCCCCCAGAGGGAGGGGTAAGGAGAACCTCTGTTTCCCCGAAAGGAGGGGTAATAGGGCACCTCGGTTACCCCCGAAAGGAGGGGGTAAGGGGGGACCTTGGTCCCCCCTCTTTACAACCGTCAATTGTTTTGTAAAAAGAAACCGTTCGTGATACATGGTTCGTCTTCTGAGATTGCATGAAAGGCATGCGATTTCGACATTACCAAGGTTATGTCCTATGCTATTATCAATTCGCTCTAAAGTCCACTGTTTAGGTTCTCTTACGTGTTCATATAAGACACTTGTAGTTTCTTTACAGTAGTAGCATTTGAACTGGCACGTAATGAGAAGGTCAATCGTTGACTTTAGAGTGGTTATCTTATTGGGTTCGTACAATTCTTTTAACATATCTTGTGATTTGTAACCATTCAACTTGGATTGGATCTGTTGTATCATAGTTTTATATATTGGGTTATTACTAGCGTCTACGGTCAGTAACTGTAATTGCACATGAGGATCATAATCGCAGTTCCAATTGTCACCATTTGTTACAACACGTATTTTCTTTTCTTTAACTATATTGAACTTTTTACAAGGCTCTGGTAGTAATATCGTTTTTTTCTGGTCCATATCACTATTATATATATAATAAAACGAGATAGAACGATTATGCTATAATATTATAAAGACAAAGTATGTTTACAGTGCCGGAAAACATTATCATACAAAAAGTCGTAGAAGAGGAACCAGTGTACACTAATAAGTTTATTCCACAGACATCAACTATCTCGTCTCACATGACAAGCACGAATTTGGATATACTACTTGAGAAGGAGAAGCAAAACAACAAGGCGGATTCATGGAACAAGCTCGATAAGACGGTTAAAACACAAGCTCTACATTCATTCGCCGAAACGTACGGTAAAGACAAATCAATGTCAGCTAAGGATGTAAAATCATTGAAATTGTTTTTCAGTGAGTGTTTGAAAACCAATAAATTGAATAAGACGAAGGATGTGAAATATGATAAAGATTCACGAACCGTTCTAAGTATACCGGCATTGTTTTATAACACACTAAATCACAACTTCACTCTGAAGAATATAGACGCAAAGCGTGTCTCGACATTGAAGTCATTGACCCCAAAAAGAATAGCCGAAAAAATTGAAACCGAAGAATAAGATATAGAGTTTATTATAGTTATAGTATAATAAATGATAGAAATAGAAGAAAAGGAAAATGAAGAGGACACGGTATTATCCACCGCAGAAGAAGATGACACCCCCGAAGTCGACGTTACATTAAGTGAAGACGAGTATAATGAATTCGAGAGCACCATCCATGAAATTATATACGATAAATTGAACGACAATCCACTCTTGTATTCCGAACCAAGCTTTCATAAGCTACTGGCCGATGATATGTGTCACCTATTTCAAACCGAATGGACAGAGGCAAAT